GGAATTACTAAACATTTACCCTGCATCGTGAAAGTCTTAAAAAGCAGTTGCGAGAAAATCTGGCTATTTGATGCAGAAGTGGATGATATATCAATTAAGGCCGGCCTTGCTTGCTTTCTTTCTCAGTGTCCTGCATTTGCCGCTTTCGTCTATAAGGACAAAAAAATTGAAGCTTGCCTTCCATTGAAAGCAATTAATAGTGGAGTGCCGCTACGAATTGCCAATGCTAGACTCTTTCTGCAATAGAGAAAATCATGAGCAAGTATTCAAACATTTTCCTGCTTAGCGATGCAGAATATGAGAATATTGGCGATTGCTTGAGGCTTCGTAAGTTTGGGAGCTGGCTTGCTGAAGAGGCTTGGAAGCGTGAAGAGCAAGGACAGAAGCGGGCACAGTTCACCTTGCGAGCTATTGCCTTGGCAAAGAAGATTGCCATTGAAAAAGAAGTGAATCAAGATGAAGCATTCGCGATGCTTCAAGGAGACTATGAGGGAGAAAGCATTTTATCGGAGTATTCAGAAGAGGCCGTGGCGTTAATGAGCAGCATGCCGTCTGCACGAGAGCAGTTTGGCGAGCTAATTACCATTTTCTTCCGTAATCGCGGTGAGATCTTGAGCGGCAAGAAATGGGCGGCCACTGATGATTGGACTATTGAAGATACGCAAAAACTTCCTCAAGCATGGCTAGAGCAAGTGGAAGCTTTTATGGCCGCTGAAGATAGGGGGCAAGAAAGCGATAAAGAGCAAGAGCCAGAGGAGGAAGAAGGAAAAAACTAACAGAGCGGCTTGCAAGGCAAGCCGACGAGGCCATTAATAATGCCACTGATTGGACGGAAATATATTGTCAATTAGCTTCTTTGCAATTGGTCGATCCATTGTTTCAAGCGGGTAATTTTGCTCGTCTTCCCGTCAAGCTAATTGCTGATGTCTTAGAAAAAAGCTATAAGACTTTGCATGCAAGAACAAATGCGGCAAGCATTAGCACTGCGAAGCTGGCAATGGTTGTAATGGGAGCGCTGGGAGCGAAGGGAGGGAAAGTAAAGCTTGATCAGTTTCTTCCGTATGAGCTTGATGATGGCCTGTCTTCATTGAAACCATCAACAAAAGAAGCGCTTGAATGGGCGTTGAAGAATGAGAAGTTGCCAGCCGCAATTGTAGGCATGATTGGCGCTGAACTTAGTTGAAAATGTTAGATTGGAGCTATTATGGCTTAATTAATAATGGCCTATCAGCTTCGCTTTGAAAGTAATGCATTTGAAGCTGACTCAATGATCGGCAAAGCGTTAGATGGGTTGATAGCTGTTTCTCGCAATGCACAGCGCATGGCTGGTGCAAAAGTGCGAGCCGACGAAGTGAATAAACTCATGACATTAAGGGGAGTTTGTCAGCGAACCTTTGAGGGAGCAATGGATTGGGCGGATAAAGATTTTGATCAGCAAATGGCAAGCGAAAAATGGCCACTCACTGGAGATTGGCCTAACACAACACGAAGAAAAAATGGCGAAGTAGTCAGGAGTCCTCGCGACATTATCGACACTGGCGCCTTGCTGCAAAGTAAAAAACGAGATCCGATTAGCTCTAGTATCACTGAATTTATTTGGGAAGACGACGTAGCGCAGGGCGTACACGATGGAATGGTTGCCAAATCTGGCAAGAGACTTCCTGCTCGCCCATGGACAGAGCCAACACTGGACAGCATTGAAGGGATTATTGATACCATGATCAATCGTGAGGGGCGCTGATCATGGCACGTTACACAATTGACTTTACTACTAACGCCAGCAGAATTGTTCGTGAAATCGAAGAAGTCAATAGGAAGGTCGCGCAAGTAGCCCGCACTGGTAAAAGCGTACAAATCAAACTGGATGTAGCACCTCTTCGCGCAAGTCTTGATGACACGTTTAGACAGCTTGATAATCAAATTGCGCGAATGCAGCGCAAGCTTGCCAATCTTCCCATTGGAAGCAGGAAATTCCAACAGCAAGCCACTGCTATTGGCATTACAGAAGGCACTCGACAGCGTGCTGGCATGCAAGCTGGTGCAATTCAGCTTGGTGCGCAAGCAGAAGCGTTTGACATTGGCAGCGTCCAGCGCTTACAAAGACAATTAGAAGCAGCCCGCATTGAAGCATCGCAGATTTCGCCTAACACTGCAGAGTGGGTGGCATTTCAGCGACAAATTGGGCAGATCAATGTTCAACTAAAAGCTTCGGAACGGTTGGCTCAAAGCGTTCAAATGCAAGAGCAACTAGGGGCGTATTCCCCTGGAAGTTTGAATGCGCTTGAGGCAAAGCTTACCATATTACGAAATAGAGCAAGAGAAATCTCTCCTTCCGGAGAAACCTTGCGTGAATGGAAAAAACTAAACAAGGAGATTCTTGATACAGAAGGAGCCATTGAAAAACAAACTCGCCGTCCCCTTACTGGCGGGCAACGCCTAGGCGCTGCTGGTGGCGCATTCCTCTATGGCGGAGGCTTGGGAGGAGGTGTCGGCAGTGCCGTTGGTGGTATTGCTGGCGGTTTAATGGGAGGCGTCCCTGGAGCGTTTGCAGGTGCTGCTTTTGGTCAGTTAGCAGATAATCTTGGCACAATGGCAGGAGGAGCAACAAAAACTGCCGCGACTATTCAACAATTGCAACGTGGACTGGCGCTTGCTTCCATTGATGCAAATGATTTTGCTGAAGCGCAAAAAGCAATTGCGGAAAGTAGCGATACGCTTGTTGTTCCCATTGAACAAGTGTATCGTCAATTCACTCAATTGCGAGTGAATACTAAGCAATACAATATGAGCGTTGAAGAAACGCAGCAAATTTTAGAAGGCGTTGTGTTAGCCGTTTCTTCCGTTGGTGGTTCAATGGAAGACGTAGATGGCGCCATGCGAGCAGTGGTGCAAATCTTCAGCAAGGGGAGTGTCCAGGCAGAAGAACTTCGCGGACAATTAGGCGAACGGTTCCCCGGCGCAGTGGTTAAGTTTGCGCAAGCAAACAAAATGAGCTTTGATGAGCTGCAAAAGGCTCTAGAGCAAGGACAAGTAACAGTTGGTGACTTCGTTAATTTTGCCAAAAAGAACTACGAAGACTACGCAAAATTTTCAGAGCAATTAGCAACGGCTCCTGAATTTGCTGGTCGTCGTCTTGAGAAAGCAATGAATGACATGCAGATCGCCATCGGATCTGTACTTGGTCCCGCAGGAGCGCAATTCCAAGATTTTGCGACCAGCGCCATTGAATCTATCACTGGTTTTGTCACTAAAAATAAAGATTTACTTATTCAAGTGGGAAAAGATTTTTCAGTTCTTTTCTCTGGCATTGCCTCACTCGCCTCACAAGCCGGTAATGCAATCATGAAAGTGATGGGGCCTGTCCTTGGTTATATCGGAGAAGTAATTAATCGACTTCGCGTTATGACTGGCACTGCTACGGCTGCCTCTTCTCGCGCAGAAATGGATGCCGCTTTTGCTGCAATGAAAAAGTACGGACCTGGAAGGACCAAGTTTCAACAAGGCCAAATTGGATATATGAGCGACAAGATTGAATACGATAAGGCGGCTAAACGGTATGAAGATGCCCAAAAACAATTCAAAGCGACTGGTGGCAGTGCCGCCATGGCATCCGCGACGATTCCTAAGGGAATTCAATTCGGCGGACCAGGTGCTGGCATGAGCCTGGACACCACTGGAGGCAAGGGCGAAAAAGAAAAGACAACACGATTACAAGCTTATAACAGCAAAGTAATTGAAGTGCTTAGGGCTCGATTAAAGGAGGAAACGCTCGCCATTCAAACTAGCGATCAATTGAGCACTAGGCAAAAAGAACTAAGCATCGCTTCCAAAGAATATGAATATGGGCTGAAAATTATTGAAGAACAGCTTAAGGAGGTAAGAAAAGAAAAAGGCAAGATGTCTGAAGCTGATGCCAAATTGGCAATGTCTGAAGCAAATCAAACTGCCGCGAGCGAAAGAAGCAGTTTGAAGTATGAATACAATAAAGCGGTGTTGGGAGATTTATTTAATATGACAGAGGACTACGAAAAACAAATTTCGCAAGTTACTTTGGCCATTAATGCTTTGAATACATCCGAAGGCGAAGTGACCAATGCTCAAAAAACAGAACTCATGCTGCTTGAGCAATTGAAAGATGTAAAAGAAGAAGATCTTGTGCTAGTTGAAGCAAGAAAGCAAAAAATTATGGAACTAGCAGCCGAGCTTGATCGTTTGCTTGGCGTAGAGAAAGAAATTAGAAAAGAACGAGAACTTAACCAGGCACTAGAAGACAAGCGCGGTCAACTTGGCATGATTGGTGGGGGCTTGAGAGCAGGTTTCATTGGAGAAGCCGCTTCGGTGTTTGAACAGACAATGATTGATACGAAAGGCAATGTTGACTATGCGACGCAAATGGCTAATCTTGAAACAACAGCCATGCAGCTCCGTAGTGTTTTTGAAGGGCTGCAAGGCGCAATTCAAGGCGTTAGCTCTGCCTTTGCCAATGTACTTACCGAAGGCATTGCCGGCATGATCAGCGGCACTGCTACTGCCAAAGAAGTGTTTGCCAGCTTCTTGCAAAGTGTTGGCCAAGCGCTTTCTCAAGCTGCGGCGCAAATGATTTCCACTTATATC